GATCTGGCGCTTCAAATCCTCCATTTTCACCGTCACGCCGAGGCTCGGGTTCGCCTTCACCCAGACACCCGCGTCGGTCCAATCATCGCCCTCGTCGATGGTGGCGATATAGGCAAACCAGCTGGCGGCCGTCTCATGCGGCACCGTGCCCTCCAGCGCCTTGACCGAGAACTCATGATGCTGGCGGCAGACTGAGTGGCGATCATAGCCGGCCGTCGTGATTTCGACGATCAGCGGCTGGCGGCGGGCGCCGGTGGCGGTGTTGAGCTTCTGGATGATCTCCGGCCCGGGATGCTCATGCACCTCGTCCACAGCCGCCAAATGCACGTTGAGCCCGTCCATCTTGCTGGCATCCGCCGAGAGCGGCCGGAACCAAGACGCGGTCGGCAGCACCGCGAGGTTATTCACCGTCTTTGTGACCCGGCTTGAGAGCGCCGGGCTAGCCGCAACCATGCGCTCGGCCTCGCCAAACACGATCCGCGCCTGATCGCGGGTGGTGGCGGCCGCATAGACATGGGCGCCCGGCTCCCCATCGGCAATCAGCGCATAGAGCGCGATCCCCGCCAGCAGCGCCGATTTGCCGTTCTTGCGCGCAACCTCGACGTAAGCGGTGCGGAACCGGCGCAGCCCATCGGCGCGTTTCCAGCCGAACACCGCGCCGACGACGAAGGCTTGCCACGGCTGCAGCACGAAGGGCTGCCCGGCCCACTCTCCGGTCGAGTGCCGCAGATGGGTGAAGAACTCGATCGCGTGCAGCGCCGCCGTGCGGTCCCAGGAGAGGCCGCGGCTCTTGCCGGTCTTCAGGTCCTCCAGATGCCGTGCGCAGGCCAGCTTCACCAGCCGGCCGGCGGTGATCTTGCCGCCGGTGACCGCCTTTGCATAGGCGGTGACCGGGCACGCCGGTGCCTTCCGAGCGGTATCAGATTTACGCGCTGCTGCCACGGTTCAGAAAATCCTCGAACGGGTCGCGGGTCTTGGACGGCTCTGCCATGCGCACCCGGGTGCGGCTGGATGGCGTCATCCCGAACTCACTCTCGATCTGGCCCATCTGCGCGAGGCATTTATTGGCCACCGCCAGGAACGGGTTCTGGATGATATTCCCGCCCACGGTCTTCACCACCGGGCCGCGGCGCCTGACCTCGGCCTCCGCCTCGAGCCAGCGGCGCCAGATCACCACGTAACGGGCCAGCGCGCCGACATCGAGTTCGGTCATCACCCCATGCCGCGCCAGCAGCGCGGCCATCTCGGTGAACTTCGCGGCAGCCGCTTCGTCGAGATGCTCGGGCGGGTCCGGGGTCGCGACCACCGGCTGCGGCTCATCCGGGTTCAGCCGGTGCGACCGGGCCGTGCCCTTGACCAGTTTGAGCTGCGTCGGCAGTGGCTTGCGACCCGCCATGATCCTTGTCCTTTCCGGCTGTTCTCCTCCCGCAATGCTGATGAATCGGGCTTATCCCCGAGAGTCGGACTCGTGCTCGCCGCCACCGACCCGCATAGCCTCGAACACCCGCCGCAAGGCGAAGGAACGCACTATCGATACGATGGTAAAAATCCCGCCCATCGCCATGTTCTGCGTCAGCGTGACGTGCAGCCCGAAGAACGGGAAGATCAGGATCTGCGTGGCGACGGCAACGCCATATCCGACGATGACATTGGCGATGGACTCGACCAGCGACATGAGGCGTGATTGTTTCATGCTGCCTTGCTCCGGCGGCGCTTGCGGGGGGCGGCGTCACCCTTAGCGTCGTCATCCGCTTTCTCGGCCCCGGCATCATCGCCCAGCCGCTCGGTCCTCACCTGCGCGAAGGTCCGGCCGTCGCCATCGAGGATCGCGTCCTTGCCGGTCTCGGCCTGCCAGCGTTCCACAGCGACATCGACATAGGCGGGGCTGATCTCCATCGCGAAGACGCGGCGGCCGTTGACCTCGCCGGCCATGATCTGCGAGCCCGAGCCCGAGAAGGGCTCGTAGCAGAGGCCGCCGCGCGCGACATGCTGGCGCATCGGGATGCCGAAGGCATCGAGCGGCTTCGGGGTCGGGTGATCGGGGCGCTCGTCCCTGGCGAAGGACGGCATCTCCCAGGTCGAGGGCAGCGTCTGATCGGCGACCTTGGGCGGTCGGTTCGGGCGACGCCAGCCCATGAAGCAAGGTTCGTGCTTCCAGAGATAATGCGACCGGGTGAGAACACCGCGGTCCTTCACCCAGATGATCTGCTGATGCACAAACGCCCCGGTCTTTTCCCAGCAGGCTTCCAGCATCGCCTGGCGGCGCGAGGCGTGCCAGCAATACCAGGCCGCATCCTCGGTAATCGCCTCGGCCACCGCCGCCGCGATGAAACCGTCATAGAGTTCTGCCCCTTGGCTCGAGTCATCCCAGGTCGTGCCGTAGGACGCCGACCAGTCCTTGTTGCGGGTCGGATGATTGGAGCCATCGTAATCGACCAGATAGGGCGGGTCGGTCGCGAACAGCACGGCGCGCTCGCCATTCATCAGCCGGCGCACATCGTCGTGGGATGTGCTGTCACCGCAGAGCAGCCGGTGATCGCCGAGCAGCCACAGATCGCCGGTGCGCGAGGCCGGATGACGCGGAGGCTCGGGGATAATGACGGGTGGCGTCGACGTCTCGTTCTCCGCTTCCGCGCCGGCCAGCAGTCGGTCCAGTTCGCCGTCCTCAAAGCCCATGATCCCGAGATCGAAACCAGCCTCCTTCAGGTCGGACAGTTCCAGCGCCAGCAGCGCCTCGTCCCAGCCCGCATTCAGCGCGATGCGGTTGTCGGCCAGCACCAGCGCCCGGCGCTGGCTGTCGCTGAGGCCGGTCAGCCTGATGGAGGGCACGGCGTCCATGCCAAGCTGGCGCGCGGCCAGTACGCGACCATGGCCGGCGATGATGGTGCCGTCCTCGGCGATCAGCACCGGGTTCACGAATCCGAACTCGCGGATCGAGCCGGCGATCTCGGCCAGCTGCGCCTCGGAATGGGTACGGGCGTTGCGCGCGTAAGGCACGAGGCGATCAAGCCCATGATATTCGATGACAAGTTCGCGATCGGACACGGCTGTATTTCCTTGTTGCATGGACCGCTACCCCCCCCCTCGCCATTTTGGCCACGGATGCAGAAAGCTTGGCGCGCGGTCCTGACGTCGAACCGCCCGGAGATTTGACCTCCCCCCGGGGTCAGGGGCGGGATCAGGGTTCCCGCCGACGATTGCCGAAGCCGCCATCCTCGGCGGCGGTCTTGCGACTGTGACAGCTGGCACAGAGCGCCTGCCAACCGTCCGGGTCCCAGAACCGCTCTGTGTCGCCGCAATGCGGAGTAATGTGATCGACGGTGTTGGCGGCGCTCACGCGACCCTGCCGCTGGCATTCCGCACAAAGCGGGTGGCAGGCGAGGAACATGCGCCGGGCACGCTGCCACCGAGCGGATTTGTAGAGCGCCCGGATGGCGGGGTCGCGTTGGCGATCAGTGTCGCGGTCACGCTCCGGCTTGTCGCGTCGTCCAGCCGGGCGATGGATGGGCGGGCGCACAGGCATGGGATGCCCTCGCAAGTCTGATGAAACGGAATGGAGATGATCGGTGGCGCTCATGGGCGCTCTTCTCCCGATCATGCCCTGCTTTTAGCATGGAGCTGTTGCAGGTGTCGAACACAAAAGTGTTGCAACACTTTGGACTCTTTCACGCATTCAGCCGCGACGCGATCTTGGTCAGCGCCAGCTGCCAGCGCCGCCACGCCGTGGTCCGGTCGCAGCCCATCTCCCCGGAGATGACCTTCCATGGCACCCGCGCCGCCCGCGACCAGATCAGCTTGCGTTCGGCCTCGTTGATCCACAGCGCCCAGTCGAAGGTCCGTTCCAGCGCCGAGATCGCCTGCGCCGAGGGCACCACCCGCATCGGCTCCGGCTCCATCGCCGCGATCTCGCGGGCGCTGCGCAGGATCTGCGGCCAGTGGCTGCCGTGACCGCGCGGGGCAGCGGAGGGGAGCCTGCGCAGGGTCCGGAACGCCTCCTCGAAGTGATCGGCAACATCGTCGGCTGTCCAGTTGCGCTCAACCATCGCCGTGCCCTCCCTCACTAGCGCAGGGGCCGTAGAGCTTGCGTCCCAGTTGCGCGATCATCTCGCGCTCCGGCCAGGTCAGCCGCGGGTCGTCCACGCTGACCGCCAGCAGACCCATCTCCTGCCAGCCATCACGCTTGACCTCATCGGGGCTGCGCCGCGTGCCGCCGTAGCCGGGGGGCGTGTAACGCATCGTCGTCAGTTTCATTCGGGCCATCGTCATCTCCTGTCGTTCTGGCCGCAGTGGTCGGGTGAGGCAGAGACGAAAGAGAACGGCGGACCGCGGGCACGGACGTCACGGATGGGGGGCTCGGCCCCGAGGCCGGCCCTCCCATACGTAGTATGGGGGGTCCCGTTGTTCGTCCTCAAAAGCAAGTAAGTCTCTGTAGTAAAACGGGAAAAGAGGACGAACAGAGGTCGAACAAGAGGACGAACATGTTCGTCCTCGTCCTGTAGTAAGTCATTGATTTTGTTTGATTGAGGACGAACAACGGAGGAGGACGAACATGTTTGTCCTGAGGTCGAACAAGAAATCCGGGAGGACGAACAAACGTGTTGGAGGACGATTTCACGCATGGTCGTCCTCCGGATCGGGCCAGTTGCAGGGGTCCTCCAGCTCCATGCAGAGGCCGTTGGCGGGCGACTTGTAGTGGCTGGGAACGACCGGTTTGCCGGTCGACAGCACCTCGCCGGACTCCGGATCGACCTGCGCCTCGCTGCCGAACACCATGCCGTGGACGCAGAGATATCCGAACCTCGAGCGAACGACCTCGTGGCCGAATTCGGTGCCATCGCGCAGGAAGCGGATATAGCCCTTGGTGCTCAGCACATTGATCCGGTCACGAATCGTCGACTGGCTGCCAAGGCCGAACTGGTTCTCGAATGCCTCGCGGAACTGCGTCGAGGTATAGAGCCGCCCCTCGGCGGCCTCGGCGAGCAGGATCGAGAGGATGACGTCGCGCTTGCGATCGCGCTCGGCGTCGTGCTTTGCGCCGATTTCCTGGCCGACGACGCGTTCGAAGAGCCGGCTGACCTCAACCCATGTGCCCCCGATCTTGTCGACCAGCTTCGGCTCGAGCGCCGGTCCGTTGCGCAGTTCGATCTCGAGGCGACGGGCGGTGCTGTCCTCGTCCGGGCGGTGCAGGATCAGGCCCGTGGTGTAGTAACCCCGGAGCGCGCTGGCGCCGGAGAGGGCCAGGAAGGGATCGTCCTTCACCTGCTGCTTGGACAGCTTCTTCGTGTGGTGGACGAGGATGACACCGGCATCGGGATTGACCGCCGCCTGCAGCGCCTCGACGCGCTCCCGCAGGAAGAACATCATCGCGCTGTTGTCGTTCTCGCCGCCGCTGTCGGGACCGCCGTCGAAGACATTGCGGATCGGGTCGATGCA